ACAAGCCCTTCCTGTGCCATGACAAGCGCATCGTTGCCACCTGATGAACGTGACAACTTAAAGGTTGCATAAATGCCATCTTCGCGGACTTCTGCCGAAGTCATGCGACCAACTGGCTTCTTCATATCGTGTTGTGATAGCAGCTTAATCTTTGTCGGATCAGCAATTTCGATAGAGCCAGCAGCAAATGTGTATGCGCCTAGATTGGTCTGTCCAATTTCACCAGTTCCCATTGGCACAATTTTGCCAGAGATTTCGCGGCGTTCTTCGCTGCACTCAATAGAGGCGGCTTCGATGTACAAGGTTTCCATTATATTGTCTCACTTCCGTTTGGAGTTAAATCTTCCATTTCCATCGCTTGTTCAGTTGTAATTAGTTGAAGTTCAAGCATCTTCTCAATTACAAGAAGTCGCTCCATTGGTTCTGTACGAAGGAATGAGTCATCAAGTGCAAACTTGACGTAATGACCTGCGGTTGAAATATCATCCATAGACAAGCGAGATTCAATAGCTGAAATGTAAGGCTGGAAAGCAAGGGCTACCAACTGCTTTCTTTCATCCAAGATATTGGCGTAAGTCATAGATGTGTTCTGATCCGCTGAAACATAGTAAGCAGGGATTCCGCAGAGGCGGGCAATTTCTGTCGCTAGGTTCTGGATGCTTTCCACCATCATCATGTCACGAGGTGAGAATTGTGTTGGCTGGAACTCAAGAGTTGAAGTTAAGTAAGCGGTTGAATTATTTTGACGACTGCGCTTCCAAGCTGCTAGAAGTCCAGAGACCTCGGCAGGTGGTAGGTCTGCGCCTGTGTTTTTCAAGATGCCAGATGCCATTGGCGTTGATGCGGCTATCGCGGCAGCTTTATTAACGTCAATCGCTGACTGAATAGTACGAGAGCCAGCATTAAGTATGCCTTCGTTGAAGGCTTGGAATGTTACAAGTGATCCTAAACCTGACATTGGGCGAGGTGAGCCATCAACATAGTATTGAGTTACATATACGTTGTGAACATCTAGGTCAAAAGTGACGCGTGTGTTAGATACCCACTCGAAAGAAGCGCCTCTTCCATCTTCCTGATAAACCTCAACAATTTCGAGAAAGGCTTGACCATACATTAGAAGGCTATCAACCAACCAGCTTATTGTTACAAACTGTGGCTGTGACTTTGAAAGTTGGTGAACCCAACGTGGCGCAGGAATATCCTCGCCTGTGGACTTCTTCTTATACTCAAGAGGAATTGTTCCAACTGTGCAAAGTAGATCGCGGCAACGTTTAAGAGCTGGAACGCTCATGGCATCGCGGCGAGAGATAACTGGGAAGGTGAAACTGTAAATTGAGTTAAGGTTATCGCCCATAATGTGCGGGGCGGCTTGTGCTTCAATTACTTGCGGCTTACGCGAAAAGAGACCCATAGGTCGCAATTATACACTACATATAGATTATTCTGTGTATATAGCCGCTACCTGTTGTGGTTTGTAAAGCATGTGAACAACCATGGCGGTTGCAATCGCTCCAGAGACATCTCCCGCGCTCTTGCGTTTAACAATGCGCCAAGCCGAGTCATTTACTTTGGCTGCGCAGTTATTCATTTGCTGAATCCAGTTTTCCTGACCCGCATGAACAAGCCTCTTTGAGTTAAGGCTGTCGTTAAGGTCTCCGCAAGCCTGATAAAAGGAAGCGCCAGAGATGTCTTGGGTAATCTGTCCAGCGTTGGAGAGCTTGTCCGCGATTGACTGGGCTGTGTACTTGTCGTAGCAGATTTGCCTTGGGCGATACTGGTCAGCCCATGCCTTGATGTCCACCGCAATCTTCAGATCATCAACGCTTACTTGTGACTCCCACGTTTGTAGGATTCCAACTCCGATGCGACCATCTGGGAGTATTTGTCCAGCAACCAGACTTGCATTACGGCGAGACGGACTGACATCAAATGCAAAGACTGTATAACCGCCCACAGGAATCGTGAGTGTTGAGTCGCTCGTTTCTTCAAGGATGCCATGAGCCCACGGAGAAGCAAGAGAGTCAATCCATTGGCAAAGCAGCTCTGTTCGAGTATTTTCAATAGGACTTGTCGCAACGGCTTCTTCAAGGGATTCCTCACTTATCGTATATGAAAGTGCTGGGTTGGCTTGAGCCCAACCTACGCGGTCTGTGATTTTGCAATATTGGGGAGCAGAGTACTCGTAAAAGCCAAAAGACTTAGGCGGGTTCTCTAGCGCCCTTTCTCTCATGCCATTGAGGACTACCGAGAAAGCGTCTCCTGCATTTGAGGTAAGAAGCGTTTGAGCATTTGGACGCGCTCTAGTTGTAGGGATAGCCGCTCTATATCCTTCTTCGTTAATCTCTCGGAGTTCGTCAATGAAGAGGAAGTCTGCAGTTCTTCCGCGAGAGCCATCTCTAGTTGCCGCAACAACGTCCAGCCTTCTTCCGTCCAGCATCTCAATAGACTCTGTGCCGTTGGCGTACCTGATCTGTTTAACGAAGCCTTTGAGGTGGTCATTGTTCTCCAATACTTGAGCGACTTGTCTAAAGGTGTCCAAAGCCATGCTTCGATTAGAGGACATGATAAGGACATTCTTGCTATCCCATTTAAGCAGGTGAGCCAAGATAAGCATACGAGCTAGATGGGTCTTTCCGTTCTGTCGAGCGATAAGCAGCAGGTTTGTCTTGCGAATCCACATGCCCTTCTTGTCCACGCCCAGCATGTCCTTGAGAACGTACTCCTGCCAAGGTAGAAGCGGCATATCTATAATCGTGCAAAGGTCTTTTACATCTTGGAGTTTATTAGCGCCTTTTAACGGGATGCTGGCAAGCCTTGGTTTGGTTGCCCCTCGTAAGGGTTTGGATCGTGCGGCTGGCATCGGGTTAATTCCCGACTGGTCTGGCTGTGAATGGACTGTCTTGGTGAATCTCCGACTGCATCGGAGAGGGAAAGGCAGAAAATACAGGGGGGGTACGCACCTTCTCTAAGAAAACGCGTTCGTTGCGTGAGCCCTTGCTGCTATTGCATGACACGCAGCATGTACGCATGTTCGCTTCATCTATAGCAAGCTCTGGTGCTTTGCTAACTGGAATGATGTGGTCAATGGTCATGTTCTTATTCTCTGCACCACAGTAGTAACACACATAACCATCTCTAGCCAATACTCGAAGGCGTACTTCCTTGTACTTCCTCGATAGTCGAGGATCACCCTTCTTGGTTGCCACTACTGCCATCCTTTGGTCTTAAGATGATTAAGGGCTTTACAATAGTTAGGCACTTCATCATTATATGGGTCAAGCCCATATCTATGGCTGACATATTTGTGATAGTAGTAGAACTGTACATCATAAGGTGCATCCTTAAGCAGCTTATTACGCATCTGGTAATAGCCATAATGACTACCATTAACAGCGTTAATCCTAAATGATGATTCTCTAAACACTATCTCTTGATGGCATTTATATTGCTTATTAGTAAGTTGATAATCAGCTAATGAATGTAAATCGTAATAACGATCTATTGAGCCTTGTCCTACTGCAGTACTCTGCATAGACAGAGCTATCCCAATAACGATGGCTACCGAGCGAGCTATCCGCGTAGCGGCTCGCTCTGAGCCCTTGAAGGCTCTAGCCGTAAGAGTACCAGACGTGTCAAACATGTGGATAACTCCCGCGTTAAGTGCGTGTCGTACCCTACTTATCCACAGGTGTGCATAACTACTTATCTGTTGAATAGAACCCTGAACCCTTGAAATGGACTGCTGGAACACTTGAGTACACCTTTCGCATGGTCTCACCACAGAACGGACAATCTAGATCGTGTGGCTCGCTTATGGATAGCTCTTTGTCATAGCGGGCATTAGCCTCGCACTTTTCGTTATTGCACTCGAACTCGTATATAGGCATTACTTACACGTCCTGCATGGCACATCAACCAACTTCCACGATCCGCACGATGCGCATCTTTCAGGCTCTAATTCTACCGAATCTTTCTGTATATCTCCGTAGATTGGTAAAAGTAATTGCACCAAGTCACCAAACCGCATGAAAGCAAGATACTCGGAAGCATCTTCACCCTGTCCATTCATACGACACACCACGAACGGAAGCTCTTTGCCATCCGCTCTCTTGGTAGCTTGGCGCAACCACTCTAGGGGCTGGAACGCCGACCTAGCCTTAACCTCAACATCGAACGGGACGTTGGTTATATCTTTTCCAGCTCCACGACCTACACCTGCGCTTCTCCACCATTGCGAGAGATAGGCTGCAACCACTCGCTCAGTACGCAAGCCTCGGTCTTTCCTGTGTCGTGTCATGCACGACCAGCAGAGTTAATTGTTCCGCATTTGTCACACTTCCACTCGTTCTGTAATGCCCTTTGTTTAATCTGTTGAACTGTTGGTGGGGTATTACATAACTGGCAGATAATGGCAAAGCCTAGTTTCTGTAGATCATGAGCTGCTGCCTGTGCAGCTTGTAACTGCTCATCTGTAGGGAATTGCTCCCATTCGTCATCTTGATTCCGGAAGTATAATTTACCCACGTTTGACCTGCTTACCCCAAGTGCCATCTGGCTTAATCTCATACCAGATAGGATCACAAGGCACTTGACCCCCAGGCATATCTCTGGTGCTGGACTCTGGGCAACGCCACATGCCATATTGCTTACCAGCCTTAGAAGTTCCTGTTTTCCATACACGCGCACCATGGATACAGCTCTCGTCTGGTTGCGTGCCACCAAGGACAGCCTTGACTGTCTCGACTGCTTGCTCCATCGTCTGAACTGGGGCTGCGAAGCTTTGATTCCATGGATCTAATTCTACAGGCACAGGTACATATTCCTTCGCTGTTTCTGCCATCTTCGCCTTGGTCTCTTGCACAATGCTCTGCACTTCGACCTTAGCCTTTACCTTAGACATCTCTTCGCGGCTCGCTCTTTTGCCTTTTGTAGCGTAACCAGCATTTGCAAGAGCCCTACCAATGGCACTAGTTTCACAATTCTCCAGCGCAGATGTGGCATTAACGCCCCTGCCTTGTACTGTTTCTTCAGCCAAGCCAGTAGTCCAAGGGCGGCTGTCAGCTTCAGTTCTGTAGATGCTTGCTTCAACGATAAACCTAGCGGTTGTGTGTTCGAGGACTTTCGTGTGAATCTGTCCATCTGGGTGATCCTTCCAAAACTTAACTAGGCGTTCTTCTACTGTCTCGTAATCATCTAGGTTAAACATAGAGTTCATTCTCCTCTGTATGTAGTTGCCCTGCTATGGCAACGTACGCCGCAAGGTCGATGTAAGTGTCTGGCTTTGC